ACAGAGCGAGGAGGACGAAGTGCTTCTGATTACACCTTTCAAACGATTCGTAACGCTAGTATTGAATACGCAGATACTGGACACTTTACTGTGGAAGTTACACCACGATTTAGAGATACATACACGTACCCCTACAACCCAGCGTTACTTGCTTCTATCTCCACTCTTAACGACTTCACACCTGAGAGCGGACACTTTAGATTTGCAGTACAGGCCCAACCGAATGAAGCAACCATTGAGATAAAGAGCAGTTCTGCCTTGCCTTGTAAGCTGTTAGCTGCAGAGTTTGAGTCCATGGTTATACCGAGAGCTAAGAGATATGGAAGTTAAAGTAGAACAAGCACAGCCTGATATGGATGCCTTTGACTTGTACGACGATATGAGGGAGGAAGACATGATTGAATGTATCGGTCTTATGCACCACCCTAAAGATGCAGTTGTTGAGTCCTTTGCTTGCTCCAATAAATGCTACAGTGTACGGAGCGAGGAGGGACTGCATTGCTGCTTTGGTGTCAGTCGCAGGAGTGATGAGGTAGGCGTTGTGTGGTTGCTTGGTACGAGACGGCTGCCTAAGATTCGCAAGTATTTTTTAAAGCACTCTAAGCAATATGTTGAGGAGTTAATGGAAGGCTTTGACTACTTAACAAATGTTATAATGAAGACCAACTACCTTAGTTATCGGTGGTTGCAGTGGTTGGGTGCTGAGTTTAACGATTGCCAACTTGATGGTTATCAGTCATTTATATTAAGGAGTAAGTAACGATATTATGTGTTTTCCAGCAATAGGTGCAGCAATAGTAGGAAGCCAAGCGGCAGCAGGTATGTCAGCTCTTCAGCTCGGCTTAGTGGGCGGTTCTGTAGTCAGTGGCTTCGCTTCTCCTCTTGTGGGTTACATGGGGCAGAGACAGCAAGCTAAACAACAAGCAGCTTTTCAAGCACAGGCAGCAGCAGCGGAGCGTCAGCGTTTCATGCAGGAACAAACTTCTATTCGTATGCGTCAGGCACAAGAGCAGGAAGCTGTGGGTCGTGAGCTTGAGCAAGTAAGCAGGAAATCACAAGAAGCTTTATCTCGTGCTAGAGTATCTGCTGGAGAGGCAGGAGTGGCAGGAGCATCTGTACAAGCTTTGATGGATGACTATGTTAGACAGGAAGCAGGGTATCGTGCAGCAACTTTAAGACAACAAGAGTTAGGTGGAGTAGCTACAGGTTTAGGTTTAGAACAAGCAGGGTTCGCTACACAGCAAAGACAGATCGGTATTAACAGACCTATAGCTAGACCTAGCTTCTTAACTGCTGGCTTACAATCTCTATCGGGAGGTTTAGGGGCTACAGTTACTGGCTTACAATATGGGCAGCTATCTCGTAGACCTACATTACAAGGAGAAGCAGAAGTTTAACATGGCAGAACGAGTACAAGTACAAGGTATAGGAGGAGCCGTTCCCGGTATATCTCCAACAATTCAACGAGGCGGTCAGTACAGCGTACAAGTACAGCAAGCTGGTCGTAACAAGTTGATGGACTTAGCTGATGCTCTTGGTCAAGTTAATCCTATACTACAGCAGTATGGTCAGTTGCAGAAGGTTCAAGAGCAGATAGGCGTAGAGGAAGCTGAACTGATAGAAGAACAGAATGTAACTAAAGAGTTAAAACGTCGAGGCGGTGGAGGTGGCGGAGGTTTTGATCCGTTGGCTAGGTTTAACAGGGATAGAGCGTTTAGAGATACGTTGTTAAAACGACATATCAATAACACAATGCTGCCTAACTTAAACCTAAAAGCTCAAGATTTAATAGATGCAGAGAAATATAAAACAACTGAAGAGTTTAGTAACGCTCTAGAAGCTTCTGTTAACGAAGAGTGGGAAGGGTTAGTAGGAGAAGTTGGAGAAGGATTAGCTAACACTACGGCAGGTAAAGCACTTTGGGGTTCAGTTACTGCTCCCTATAAAAACAAATTAAGACTTAAATACGAAGAAGCTAAAGACGGTATAATCCTTGATAACAATGTGCAGGAGCTTGGTTTAAATCTTTCTATAGCTACCAAACCTATTATCGATCCCGCTACTGGACGTGTCACTCCGCTTGATACATCTAACTTGCAGTCTCTAGCTGAAATAGCCGACGAGCGTTTATCGGAGGATTTACCGCAACTAAGTAAAGCGGATCGCAGTAAAACTTTAGTAGCTGCTTATGCTACTCAATTAGATAACTTATACGCTTCTCAAAGATACACGGATGCTAGTAGAATGTTAGCTGTTATGAGGGCTTCTAAGGTTAACGGTGTTCCCCTATTTAACACCACACAAGCTAAGAGCGTTCTCAACCCTATTGAAGCTAAGTTGAATAATAAACTTCTTAGTTTGGATGAGAAGCGTGATACTAAAGTGGGCAAGCGTTTTGCTAATAAAGTTGTTACTGTTCTAGGTAATATCAAAAATATAGAAGAGCGTGAACAACTTTCAAATGTAACAGCCGAAGAAATTAAAGATACTTTTGTTTCCTTAAACCCTAACCTAACTCCTGAGCAGTTAGACGCAGAGGTTGAGACTTTATTTAATGGGACTTCTTCTCCGGTTCAGTTATACAACCAACGCCTACGTGAACTAGCGAACAAAAGCGGTGACGAAGGTGAGCATTTGTATTACGAGAATGTAGACGACATAAGAGACGGCTACGAGACTGCGTTAAAGTTTCCGTTTGATCCTATTCCTCTTACTAAACCAAATAGAGATAAAATAGTAGAAGAGTTTGTAAGGGATTATGGCAAAACAGGAAATGATGCTACAGATTTTTTAAGAGAGAAATACAACAATCAAGTTAAACTGTTTCCTGAACTCCGCATCAAATCTGAAGAACTTACAGCAGGAGATTATGTTAAAGACCAACCCGTCTATACTGGAATAAAAGGTAGATTGACTAGCGATTTGAAATTGGTTGACGCAGAGTTTGAAGACGATGACCTTGAGTTAGATTATGGAAATTTCCTTGGTCGTGCAGAACCCGCCATACAAAAGAAACTAGAAGTAAAAGCTAAAGAACTCGCAGGAACTCAGTACGATGAAACAAGAGACAGAACATTACAAGCACTTGCTGACGAGTTAATACTAGAAGAGAAAGAGCGTTACAAAGGTATCGTAGAAGCTAAAGCTGTATCGTCTGGAATTGAAGCTATAACTGAAGAGCAGGTTGAAAAAATAAAACCGAGTAGAGAGAAAGGTGGGTTAAGGATAGCTAAGGGAGATATAAAATATGCTTCACTTGATCAAACCAAAGCAAGAAAGAAACAGTCTCGATATAAGGCTGGACGACTAGTTGCTACGTCTTACACTTCAGGTAAAATAGATAGAAGTTTGATAAACGAAGAACGTGAACAAATGATAAAGAATAGGGATACTAACGATTTAAAGTTATCCCTTGTTCGTTTTGGTTTTGAAGAATACACGCCAAACGCTGCTTTTATATTAGAAAAGGCTAGACTAGATTTTATGGATGTAAGGTTGTTTGGTAGTGTTCAGGAGAAATTAAATGTTATAGGTACATGGGTTCCCGTGTTAGATAAAGATGCTAGGAACGAAGACCTTAGTCCTGAAGAAAAAAAGATAAGAGATGAGTTTCAAAGTTTTGGCGTGTTTGATGACAACACTATGTTTCAATTCATAAGTAGTCAGGAGACATTCCTAAATGACTGAGGAGGAGTATAAGCTTTATAAAGAACAACTGCGGTCTAGGTTAAGTATTGAGCAGAAAGAACAGGTTGATTCTCAGGTTGAAAAGATTTCACGACCTAAACCTACTGAAGAACCTGTAGTACAACCTACCACTACAGCAGTATCCCCTGAAGTATTAGAGGCTAGACAAATAGCAGAACAAGAACTTAGCACAGGTCGGCATATCACAGGTACAGCCTTGGGTGCTACAGTTGAGATAGGCACAGGTTTAGCCTTAACACATAAACTGCATCGTTCGCAAAAGTATCTTCAGTGGTTAAATAACGCAAAAAGGGTATCGACTGTCGGCATCCTAGCACCAGAACCCACTACGACTATAGGAGGTATTGCTGGGCTTGCTGCTTCTGAGGCTGCTATATGGGCTACTTCTAATTTTATAGGACAGAAGATACGGCAAGCGTATGGCTTACAAGACAAGGTATCGGGCGGTGAAATGGTAGCTGCCTCTGTGTTTGGTGTAGGTCTTGTTACTAAAGCAGCTGATAAAGTATTTAGATTAGGGCCGGGTGTAGGGGCTGCCAATGCTTGGAAGGGTCGGGAGATGGTAGTTAATGGTGCTAAAACTTTTGTAAGCGGTGCTGCTTTAGGTGCTGCCGAGTCCGCTCTAAGACAGGAAATAGAGGCACAACTAAATGGTAAAGATAGAGACGAATACGATTATTTATTTTCTAGTTTAGCAGGTGGTACTTTTAATACGTTATTTTCTGTTTGGAGTCGCACAGGTAAGTGGGGTAGGAATAAAGCAACGGAAGCAGCTGAGAACGCAAAGGCTCGTATAGATGAAGACATCGAAGACATACGGAAAAGGTTGAGAGGTTTAGGCGGAAGGGGTCGAGGCAGTCGCTTTAAAATGGAGAAGGAGATAAGAAACCTAGAAGAAAGTAAGGAACTTATAGACGACTCTATTAACGAGATCAAAACAGCAGACGAAGCTTTATCTAAACAGGAGACAAATCCTAAAGAAGTAGAAGATATAGATGAACCTCTAATCAAGAAAGAGGAGGAAGTTATTGAGGAACCCAAAGAAAAAGATACAGATGAGGTTGAGGCAGAAGAACCTGAGTTACCTCGTTTTGTAGATGATGAGCGAGAGGAGGCCTTTGAGGTTTTGCGTTCTAGACTTTCTAAAATGAGCAAAGACAATATGTCTCAAGAGTCTGCACTGATAGAAAGAGAAGCTAAGAAAATATATAACCGAACATATACTAATTTAAATAATCAATTAAGAAAACTAGCAAAGAACGCTGACGATATAGAAGCTCTCGAAACTATGTTATCTGAAGTTCGGTTCTTTCGTAAACTTAATACTGAAGTAAAGGATATAGTTGAGACTACGGGAGGGCGTATATTACAAGCCGCTCGCAGGGATGCTGATAAGTATAGATGGTTGTCCAAGTATAGTTACCGTTCCCGCTTAGAAGATGCTGCTTTAGGTAAATTAGAAATAAGCATTGAGGCTAAACTAGGTCGAACAACTATATCGGACGACGCTGACATAAAAGATTTGTTCGATGATTTTGTTAAAGTAAAACCAAGGGTTAAAGAAGCAGGTAAAGTTATTGACGAAAAGGTTACACGAAGGGCTAAAGCCCGTAAGAAGAAAGAAGTTACCGAGCAACAAAAAGCAGCGAACTTAAAGAAAGCTTTTCAAACAAAGATAACAAAGCTTGAAAAAGAGCTGGATGAACTCCGTAAAAGGTTTGGTGACGATGCTGCACTAGACGAAGTTACTGCTAAAGCTAAGAAGAAGAAACCGAAAGACCCAAAGGAAAAAGACCTAGAAGATCGTATTCGTTTCTACAAGGAAGCTGAAGCGGAGGTGGGAAAGATAGAGCAGCTAGAAGCTAACTTAGCTAGGCTTGCCGAGGTCGAAGGACGGGGTGTTGTATCTGAATTAAGAAAAGAAGTAGAACCTAAACCTAAGTTACCGAGTAAGCCTAGTAAAGTTAAAGAGTTACAGAAGAAGATAGCTGATTCTAAGAAAAGGATGAAGCAGAAGCTTGCAGATTTAGATCGTGCTGTAGTAAATGATTCAAAAGAAAAACAAAACAGAATGTTATATGATGATATGAATCAAGCATTCTTTGCAGCTCTTGAAGCTGATGTGGCCACAAAAGGCACAAAGTTTATAAGAGGCGTGAAACAAGCGAGGCAGATGGCTTTAATCGATCAACTACCTTCTGTGTTCGCTGGTGTTCCTACTGGTATAGGTGCAGGATTTAAACAGTTCTTTAGAATACCCTCAGCTTGGTTATCTAGTCTACCACAAGGTATGCCTGTCGCTAATAAGATGGCACAGATAGAAATGGCAAGTGCTTTTAAAATGTTAAGCGACACTAAAGGTTTAGGCGAAGCACTTCGTAGAACTTTTGCAGAGAATATAAGTGCAACAGATAGGAGAGCGGGAAGGCTTGCTGACGAAATAAGTACAGTAGGTATGCCTAGAGGAGAACACGCTTTAATAGCTAAAGCAGCTAGAGACGCTAAAAGACAGGCGGAAGCTGTGGATAATGTGGCTACTTCTTTAGGTGATTTTGTATTGATGGGAAAGTTTAACCATATGTTATCATTAGGTGTGCGTGGTATTCAATCAGTTGATGAGTTGTTTAAGAGGCAGATAGTAAAGGCTCGTATATATTCAGAGTCTAATAAAAAAGCTTTACTGGAGTTTCCTAACGATCCTGCTAAACAAAAACAAAAAGCAGAAGAATTATATAACTCAGCTTGGGTAGATAGCGATGGTCTTGAGGTGCTTAACGATACACATGAGTTCGTGGATGAAGTAAACCAAATCCGCGAAGAGTTGTTGTTTGCTAGTAACACTGACGGATTGGAAGATGTATATATTAATAGTGCTGAGAAATTAATTAATAATCTAAAAGATTTAAGCAATGACGATGGTTTATTAGGTTTTACCGTCAACGCTTTTTTACCTTATATTGGAGTTCCTATCCGTGCTGTTTACAGAGGTGCGAGGCTTGTGGCAGCTCCTGCTAAATCCGCAATAGGTGCTTTAGAAGTGACACCTTTTGAGTTACCTAAACGTATAGGAGAAACAGCAAATCCTTACAATAAGATGATTAGGAGTATAAAACTTGAAATGGATGTAGTCAGTAAACAGTTAAATAAGACTGATTTAGACGAAGCTACTCTGAATAGTTTTAGGGATGAGTTTAATACGTTGAATGATAGACTTAATACTGCTTTAGTTCGTCGAGCTAAATATAACAACGAACTACTTACTGATGGGTTAATAGGAACTGCTATAGGTTTTATAGGAGGTATAGGGGCTTTAAACGGTACAGTTACAGGATCACTAGCGTGGTTAACAGACGATCAACGAGTTAAGTCGGGTATGGAATCCTTTAAAGCTTTTGGCAGTGATTACTCAGCTGCTTTACCTTGGTCTTTTCCTCTTGCTTTATATGCCGACATGATGGCGTTTGAAAGAGTAAAAGCTATAGAAGAAGAAAAAGGTATTAAGATATTAACAAAAGACCAGAACAGGTGGTCAGTGTTTAAACAGTCCTTCATACAACTCTCTAAGGCAATGCCGTTAGCGGAAGGCGTTAAGAACTTTGAAGAAATAGTAGGAGGCGAAGGCGAAGTACTTACTGGAGCTTTTACTCGATTGGTTGCTAGTTACGTACCTGTACCCGCACAAGCTCGTAAAATAGTACAAGCGTACGAAGCAGAAGGCGACGCATCTATTGCTGATTTAAGAGGGGGTACATATTACGACAGGGTTATGTATTCAGTATTAGGTATATCTCCTACTAATAAAAAGACAGACCTACTAGGTAACGATAAAATATCTAATAAGACTTGGATAACGGAAGCTGTAGTAAGGCAAGCACCTAGAAGACAAAAGCAACGTACGGAGTTTGAGGAAATAATAGCAACAGATACCCACGCTAATATAAGAAGAAAACCATCTATGTTATTTCCCGGTGTTCGTATGACTGACTTTAGGAACTCTGATGGACTTACATTATCTTATGCTTTTGATCGTAAATTAAGAGACACGCAGGTCAGGATAAAAGGCAAGAAGCAGTATATTGAAGACGCTGTTTTTGATTTAATAGGTAGCAGTAGATGGCAAAAGAAGTTTGATAAGGGTTTTGTTGCTAGTGAAACTAACCCAGACACACTTGTTAATGAAGGTTTAAAAGATTTAGACTCACTGCTTCATAAATTTTACAAACAAACACAGAAGGAAATGTTAAAAGACCCTGAAGTGTTAGACGATTTTATTAACAAAGAAGATGTAAGTTTGTTTAATATAATGGAAAGCTTAGAAATTAAAGCAGATGAAACTGGACGACCTGTTTCTCTATTAGAAATACTTTCTTCAGACTAAGTGCTTGCCCTTCTCACTCAATAGACAATAATATAAACACATAATCATGGCTAACTCCTACCAAGACTACACAGCGACAAGCGATCAAGTTGCTAACGGCTTCTCTTTTTCCTTTCCGTATCTATCTGACAACTCAGGTGTAGCATTGCTTGATGTCTATGTACAAGGAGTAAAGCTTTCTACTTCTGCTTACACCATCTCTACATCTCCTAACAAGATTGTTATAGCGTCAGGCAGTGTAGCAGTAGGTAACGCTGTACGTATCGTAAGGAATAGTTCAAGTACTACAGCTTTAGTAGACTTTGTTAACGGTTCCGTACTTACTGAATCTGATTTAGATAGAGCATATCTTCACAACTTTTACTTATCACAAGAAGCATCGGAAGGTGCAGGTGGGCAACAACTTACTAAAAAGGGAACTGACCACTACGACGCTGACGGTGTTAAGATAACAGACCTTGCAGACCCTACAGCTGCACAAGACGCTGCTACTAAGAACTATGTTGACTCTCAGGACTTTGCAGATCGTGCTTACATTGATGGCTTAGGTCTCGACCACTTTGACGGTAGTAACTTATCAGCTAATGTTGATATGAACGGTAAAAGGCTTACTGAAGTAGCTGATCCGCTTGTTACAAAAGACGCTGCCAATAAGCAGTATGTAACAGGAGTAGCCGATAGTTTGACGCTAGGCACTGGTGCTACACCGGGCTTTTCTACATTTACACAAACAGGGTCTGATACAGATTTTGAATTAACTTTTACACCTAACCACGGAGACTCTCAATCTTACTTGGTAACAGTAAACGGAGCAGTACAATCACCTAATGACTACACAATAGTCGGAGGATTAAATGTACTACGATTTAACTCAGCTCCAGCAGCTAGTGCATCTATTGTTATCATTGAGAGGGGATACAGATACGCTTATTCTTATGTATCTAACACTTTAGACTATGGCTCTGTAGCTGTAGCAGGAGCAGACGACTATGTCGATTACGGAGCAATACTATAAGACTTAATAACTATGAGTAACATACAAGTACAATTACGAAGAGGAACAACCGCTCAACACGGTAGCTTTACAGGAGCACAAGGCGAGGTCACAGTAGACACCGATAAAAACGCGTTAGTGTTGCACGATGGTGCGACGGCTGGTGGGAAGGTTATAGATGCTTTTTCAGGCTCAAACGAGGTTACAGCTACAGGTTCAACGACAGGTAGAAGTCTTGAAGATCGGTTTGGGGACGTTGTTAACCTGTTAGACTACGGTACGGTAGATACTCCAGCCAATACATCAACTACGTTTAGTGCTGCCGTTTCAGCTGCTTCGTCTAACAACGGTGCTATCCTTATACCTGACGGTACTTACACGATCAACCAACCTATACGAACCACAAAAGCAATTAAACTGTTAGGTAAGTCGGTTACAATTATCGCTGACTCTACTTTTACAGGTATTAATTTTACAGATGGCAGTGGTACTACAAATTTAAAAGCGATCTTAATCTTTAATCCTACCAATGAAATTAACACAACGAGTGGTACTAGAGAGTTTGGAGCTTTTGTTGATGACGGTATCTTTTTAGATTGTAACTACAATAGCGGAACAAGTACAGCTGCTGCTGATTATGGTTTGTTTGTTGAAAGAATGCCAAGGTCTAAGTTCATGTGTGATGTGGATGGAGCTAACCAAGACGGTATCAGAATAAACCATTACTGCTGGGGTGTAGACTTATCTAATAACTCAGTGTCATCTTCAGGTGAAGCGGGGATTGTACTTAATAAAGCGTTTAATGGTGGTGTTATAAATAACCCTAGAATATTCAGAGGTGACACTGGAGTCAGTCCTAAGTTTGGGATCAAAGTATCCACCGGAACAAGCGATAATAATGGTATAACAATACAAGGTGGTTATATCCAAGATATGCAAGGAACAGGTAACAACGACGGACACGCTTTGTTCTTTGACGCACGTTGTGGACCTGTTTTCATAAGCGGTATAGATATAGAAAACATTAACGTTGGCGGTAGTTGTTTGTACGCTGTTGGTGATTATGCATCTAACAGAGTAGCTGGCCCTATAACTATTACAGGTAGTTACTTACAAGCGAATACAGGTTCTATAATCTATGCAGAACAATACTACGTAAATGTAGTGAACTGCCGTTTCAGGGAACCTAGTGGAGGTGGTGCTACTTATAAACGTTTTGAGACTCCGGGAGGAACTGATAACGGTGTTATTGTTGCTGTTAATAATGAGTATGAAACTACGGGAGCAACGATTGTAGACGGCAGTAATGTACTTGTACAACAACGCAAGATAGGCACGAACCAAACCTTCAACTATGTATCTACTAGGTCTGTCGATTACACAGATGACTACTCTGTCTACAACTACGCTTTTAGAGATGATCCATCAAGAGAGTCAGGTAAATTAAGATTTACTAATTCCTATCAAGGTGGAGTGAATGAGCGTTATATTTCAAAAGCAGTCTTATCTACTAGCGACTACAAACACGCTACAGGTTCTTACGGTACGACGAGTGTTGAGGTGGATTCTGTTAGTAACTCGTTTTCACCTACTACTGATAATGTACACGATTTAGGATCAAGTTCTTTAAGGTGGAAAGATGTATACGCCACTAACGCAACTATCCAAACATCTGATAGAAATCAAAAAGAACAAATCGAAGAGCTAAGTGAACAAGAAAAAACTGTAGCTGTTGAGTGTAAATCATTGATTCGTAAGTTTAAATGGAAAGATGCTGTGCTTGAAAAAGGTACTGACGCTCGTTTTCATTTTGGAGTTGTTGCTCAAGACTTAGAAAAAGCATTTAGCGATGGAGGTTTGGACGCAAGAGCTTACGGTATCTTTATCGAAGCTAAATGGTGGGAAGACAGCGAAGGTAATCGTGTATCTGAAGACATTGAAGGAGCTATTGAAAAGTCTATGTTAGGTGTTCGATATGATGAATTACTAGCGTTTATAATCTCAGCAATGTAACAATGATCGACTCCGTCTCACACTTCCTTGACACCGCTTTAGCCGTCATTCTTGGCGTTATCGCTTGGATGATAAAGAAGTTATCAGATCGCTTAGAGAACGACGAACGACGACTTACAAAGATAGAGGTTGAACTGGCTGCTCAGAACGAACGAGACATAGCTGTAGAGAACCGTATGAGCGGGGTAGAATCGACTGTTAAAGAAATGAATGCTAAACTGGATAGAATGTTGGAGATGCTTATTAAACGATGAAACAGGGACTATACGCAAACATTAACAGACGACGCAAGCTAGGCATCAGCCGTAGCAAAAAGAAGTCTACAATCAGTTCTACAGCTTACGCTAATATGAAGCGTGGGTTTCCGAAGAAGAAGTAACTATGCCATACGGAAAATATAGTCCTAAACAGAAAAAGCTTGCTGCCGTTGCTGGTGACAAGAAGAAGATAACACAAGCTGACATCATAACGCTAAAGCGTCGTAAGGGGTTGGCTATTAAGAAGAAGAAGTAAGGATGGCTCGTAGTGTATCGTTATCTTTAGGGAGAGGTGAGAAGAGTCGTAAAGGCGGTCTCACTGCTAAGGGTCGTGCTAAGTACAATCGTGCTACAGGTTCTAACTTAAAAGCTCCGCAACCCGGTGGTGGCCCTCGTAAGCGTTCTTTCTGTGCAAGGATGAGTGGAAACAAAGGGCCAATGAAGGACAGCAAAGGCAGACCCACCCGTAAAGCTTTAGCGTTGCGTAGATGGAAGTGCTAGTATGCCGTTACGTCCTAGACCAGTCATACACCCTCTTGCGTTCCAAAACAGAACGATGGCAGTAACTACTGCTGCGGAGGCTAAACAGAACAAAGATAAAGCAACGACGCTTGAGCAGCAGGTAGAGTCTTTAGAGAGTGACCCGTTTTTTGTTACCATTGATGGTGGAGGCCCTGTGTTAGAAGATACTGATATATTTGATGGAGGAAGTATAGATGCCTAGTTTTACAAAACGTATACAATTAAGAAGAGGAACAGCTAGTAACTGGTCTGAAGAGAACCCTGTACTGCTAGAAGGAGAAGTAGCTATTGAGTTGGATAACAGCCGTAATCGCATTAAGATAGGTGACGGTGTTACTCCTTGGAATGCTCTGCCTTACTTCCTAGATGCTCGTGAAGAAGAAGTAGGAGATCACGCTGAGTTCCTTGAAGGCTTGACAGGTGATCCGTAAGTCACTAACAAGTGTCGGAATTAACCTTAATAAATGAAACAGAACAATGAGTGTATGGTATCAAATGGGACAAAGCGTAAGAAACTTATTAATATCTCTTACTTCAACTAGCCAAGCTATTTTGGACACTGAGAGTAACATAACTGCTAGAACTGAAGACACTTTGGGGACGATGGCTTTTGCTACCGATACCTCTAAGCTCTACGTTTTTACTGAGTCAGGGTGGGTTCACGCACAATAAGCTTTGACTTAATTTAATCACTAACATAAAACATTAACAATAACTATGGCAAATATACTTCAACAAATCGGACAGACAGTTAAGACGAAGTTGGATGACAAGGTCGATAAAACGGATGCAGTTACAGACTTCCTTAAGTCTATACTCGGATTCCCTGAAGACACTGTTGCTCCTTCGGTGGACACTTCTACAAACATAGCAGCTAGGTCTAGCGACGACACAGGTACAATCATGTACGCTAGTGATACTTATGACTTGTATGTGTTTGACGGTACTAACTGGCAAATCTTTAACAACAGCTAATAATGAGTGATATTA